CATAAGGCAGGAGTTTCTTCAGAGCAGTTTGCGGAGTCAAGAGTTAACTCATTTATAGCAGGCGGAAAATCTAGAACAGAGTCTAATAAAGATTTATGGGAAAAAGTAAACACATCGAATAGAGCGAGAAAAGAAGAAAAAGATATCGATAAATCTTTTGAAATGTGGAATTCTTTAAATGAAGTAGATAGTCGTGTAGATACTCCAATGGGAACGGCCATAGTAAAAGGTAAAGGTCCTGCTGAGGCAGAAATGGCCGCAAAAAGAAAATTTATAAAGCCTGAAGATAGAAAAAAAGTAAAGGCGAAAGTTGCGAGTCCTACTGAAAAAAGATATCTACAAGATATGCCTGGTGATGATGAAAAACAAGAAGAAACAAAACCAACTTTTAGACGAATGATGAAAAACATCAAGGGATAAAATGGCAGAGCAGAAAAAGAAAATTTTTACACCTGACAATAATAAACCAAAGAAAAAACCTGAACCCAAGCAACCTCCAATGGAGCAACCAGACGGGTTTACTCAGGCTAATCAAGAACCAGAAAAAGAGACTTCCGAACCTGAAGCACAACAGCCTGCTCCTCCAGACCCTCAAGAAATCATTCGACAAAAACAAAAAGACATTAAAAAAAGTCTCAAGGGAATGAAAAAGAATTTAGAGATTAAACTTTCAGGTAAAAAAGATGATGTTAAAATTTCTAAACCTAACAAAGAAGCACCTGTTTCTGAAAAGAAAAACGAAAGTTGGTCGGACAAGTACAAGAAATCAATCGATTGTAATAATCCAAAAGGGTTTTCTCAAAAGGCTCATTGTGCCGGTCGTAAAAAGAATGAGGAAACTGTGCATAATGAAGATAAGAAATGGCATTATTATAATCTTGATAGAGGTGTTTATAGAATGCAAAAAGATAATAATGGCAAAATTATTGGAAAGATGCATGATAGACAAAAAGAAATGAGAGCAGGGTTTCCAAATGCAGATGAAGTTTTATCAAATACTAAACAGGCATCGGCCAAGGTCGCAAAATTAAACGAATTCGCCATTCAAGAAAAAGCAGTATCAAAACAACAACAGAAATTCTTTGGTCTTGTTAGAGCAATACAAAAAGGTGAAGCAAGCGGTTCACCAGAAGCAGAAAAGGCCGCAAAAGATATGAGTAAAAAAGATGTCAAAGATTTTGCGAGTACTAAACACAAAGGTTTACCCAAAAAAGTACAGAGTGAAAGTGAACTAAACAAAAGAATTAAAGAGTTAAAAAATAAACCAGTTAAAGAAGAGTTGCCGCCACATCTTGCCAAACATTTTGACAAAAAAGGTAATGCCATTAAGGGTAAATGGAAAGATGGTGAATGGAAGGCAAACAAAAAACAACCTGATTTTAAAGTAAAAGACGTAACACCTAAAGGCTACGGTCCTGCTGATGAGGCGTGTTGGCCGAATTTCAAACAAGTAGGACTTAAAAAGAAAGGAAAGAAAATGGTTCCTAACTGCGTACCCGAAGAAACTAACGAAGATGTGAATGTTGCATCAAGCGTTTTTAATAAAGCAAAATTTGTTAGAAGTTTTAAAGAAATGTCGGCTGATAAAGCATACAGGGCTATGGACAAAGCGGATAAACAAAGTAGAGGTGAAATGTCCGTGACTGACCCAAAGAAAGCAGTAAAAAGAAGATTGCAAGCAAAAAAGTTTGCTGATTATTCTATTAAAAAGACATTGAACAAAGAAGAACAGGAAACTTCAGAAGCATGTTGGACTGGATTCAAACAAGTTGGAATGAAAAAAAAG